TGGAGATTATACGTACAAGAAAGGGGTAAGTTGATGTTTGAGTCGGAGATTCGTGATGATTGGGTTCCTTCTAAAGCTCGAGAGTTTATGAAAGAGGATGCCATTATCGAGTGTCAATATATGTTTCAGGATTCTCCTATGTGGTGGAAACCTATTATGCCGCGCCACGACAAAACGTTTCCCAACAGTCGGCGGACGTTTTACAGGACTCTCGTGAACATTCGAGAAGATATCTCTATGGCCGATTTTCTAGACTGTAAACCATAAAGTAATAACTTCCCATATCGGGTGGCTGCTGTTCTTGGATGAATTCGTCGTTAAGAAAAAACCATCGATTTCGCTGCCTCACAAAGCTTACATAATGTCCGTCGTGTTGGTGGCCCACGTGCATCGCACATGCAGTCAATTTATAGGTGTGATTGTCGAGAATTAGTTCGTGTATAATTTTAATATGATTTTTTACGTCGAATGATAACATGAATACTGGTGGTAGCTTTGAAAACATCATCCGCGTTGAAGCTGCGTTATGTTTAATACCTTCACCGTCGATAAAATCTTCCAAAACGTTCCAATTGGTACTCTCTTGAAGCATCTTTCCTATATCCGATCCTCTAGAAGTCATTAAATGAATGCTAAAGTCCTCTTCATTCAACGATTTCCCCGTAGGCCAAATCGTTTCTTGTACCTTTTTACCATAGAACCATTCTTTTACGATAGGCTGATGCTGTTCGAGTATGTCTATTATACATAATATAGCTTCTTGAACGTCATGTTGTTCATCGGTTTTAAACCGAGGAAATTTCCTTTGAAACGCGAATAAAAGTAAATCTAAATTCAGTGGAGTTTTATCATTTGACCAATATTTCTGAACGTTGAGCTGAAAAAGAGTCGTGAACATACACGTTCCTTCGCCCTTGTAGGAATTTCTTAAGAAGTGGTTCGAGACCTGCGGAAGGTTAAATAAGCATTGTATAGCGGTATTAAAATAACACGAAGTTCCCTCATTTATGAGACCTCTCATATTTTTATTTCGAAAGAAAACTTTAATTAGAGATTTGACACGTACTAATATTACAAAATGTCTAAAGCTATTGGTATTGATCTTGGAACTACTTATTCGTGCGTCGGTGTTTGGCAAAATGATAGAGTTGAAATTATCGCAAATGATCAGGGAAATAGAACGACCCCCTCGTACGTGGCGTTCACCGATTCTGAACGCCTCATAGGGGATGCTGCAAAAAATCAAACGGCTATGAACCCAAAGAATACCGTTTTTGATGCGAAGCGTCTTATTGGGCGTAAATTCTCGGACCCAAAAGTTCAAGAAGATATCAAGGGTTGGTCTTTCAAGGTGGTTCCCGGGGTGGCTGATAAGCCTTCCATCGAGGTTGATTTTAAAGGAGAAACGAAACGATTTGAACCGGAAGAGATTTCGTCTATGGTGCTTACCAAAATGAAAGAGATCGCTGAGATGTATATCGGTACCGATATCAAGGATGCAGTCGTTACTGTGCCGGCGTATTTCAACGATTCTCAGCGTCAGGCTACAAAAGACGCCGCAGCTATTGCGGGGTTGAATTGTCTTCGTATAATTAACGAACCAACTGCCGCAGCTATCGCGTATGGTCTCGATAAACACAAGGACGAAGATAAGAACGTGTTGATTTTTGATCTGGGTGGAGGCACTTTCGACGTTTCCCTTCTTAATATCGAAGGGGGTATCTTTGAAGTAAAGGCCACTGCGGGTGATACCCATCTAGGAGGTGAAGACTTTGATGCACGTCTTCTCCAGCATTTGTCTCAAGAATTCAAGCGCAAGCATAAGAAGGATATTTCTGATAATCCCAGAGCCCTGCGTCGTTTGAGAACTGCGTGCGAGCGCGCGAAGAGAACGCTTTCTTCTACTACCCAATCTGCGGTCGAGATCGATTCACTGTATGAGGGTGTCGATTTTTACACGTCCATTACACGCGCACGTTTTGAGGAACTAAACGCAGACTTATTCAGAAAGTGTATGGAACCAGTTGAGAGAGTCATCAAGGATGCGAAGATGGATAAGTCTATGGTTCAAGAGATCGTTCTCGTCGGTGGATCCACACGCATTCCTAAGATTCAACAGATGTTGTCCGAATATTTTAACGGTAAGGAACTCAATAAGTCTATTAACCCCGACGAAGCCGTCGCATACGGAGCGGCTGTACAGGCAGCCATTCTTTCGGGTGTAGACGATAGCGCCGTACAGGACCTATTACTTCTCGATGTAACCCCTGTTTCCATGGGTATCGAAACTGCCGGAGGAGTGATGACTAATCTCGTAGACAGAAACACCACGATTCCTACCAAGAAGGAACAGGTGTTCTCTACCTATTCCGATAACCAACCATCGGTCCATGTTCAGGTATACGAAGGTGAACGAGCGCGCGCGGTTGATAACCACCTGTTAGGAAAGTTTGATTTGAATGGTATTACTCCCGCACCCCGAGGAATCCCACAAATTGCCGTGACGTTTGACATTGATGCGAACGGTATTCTTAATGTGAGTGCCGAAGATAAAGCGTCTGGAAAGTCTGAAAAGATTGTTATCACTAATGATAAGGGTAGACTCTCGAAGGATGATATTGAACGTATGGTAAATGACGCTGAAAAATACAAGGAGGAAGATGATACGTATCGTAAGAAGGTGGAAGCTATTAATGCATTCGAAGCGAACGTATTTGGTGTAAAGGGTTCGACCGAACAATTAAGCGAGGAGGACAAAAAACTCGTAGAAGATAAGGTAACTGAAACTATTTCATGGATAGATAACAATAGATCCGCAGAACTGGACGAAATTGAGCACATGCAGACAGAGTTTAGGGAATTCGTTGACCCCATTTTTTCCAAGCAAAAATCCGAACCCGAACCCAAAGCAGATACTGGACCGGAAATTGAAGAGCTTGATTAATCACACCTAAGTAATTTAAAGATTTAGCTCAAAGTAAGACTGATAAGAATGAATATTCATTCCATTACCGATATTCTCTTTCCCATGATTCAAAAAATTGATTTAGCGCCGTTGCGAAACTCCGATTCACATATTGAAGCGGAGTTTCGTTTTGGAAAATTTAACGGAAACCTGTTCGACACGAATGTGGGTAAAACTGCACATGATTATATTATGCGAGGCCTGTCTAAATATACCAGTTGGGATAGAATTGTTTCTTCGGACGAAGAAGTATTTTATCGCGACAGTGACGGAGTTCGCATCTCTATCGATTCAACTACGGGAGAGGAAACTGTTATCCGAAAGGATCGAATCACGAAACACGACCTTAAGCATATAGGTAACAATCCATTCGATATTCGATTCGGTATTTCGTCTGAAAATCCCGTGACTGGTGAAATTGAAGGGGATATGGACAAAAAGAAAACAAAAAAACGTGTATCCTTTTTTCGCAAGAACCTCTCTATCGATATGACTATAGTATCAGGTGATTCACATGATATGGACTCCGAGGATCCCGTGTCTTATCAAGTAGAGTTTGAAATTTTAGATCTCGAAGCAGTGAACACGAAAGATGATCTTTTCAAGATTTTGCATAAGATTAACGATATTTTTATTATGTTGGGTACTAATAAATGATTCAGTTGTTGGCTCTAGTCGTTTTGTTTATATTGTTACATAACGCAAGTCGGAATCAGGGGGAAGAAGTGAGTATACTGGGATTTAAGACGAGGTATTTTCATGTTTCTAACGGAGCGTCTAAACGCGTGTTTGAAAATATGAAAAATGATAAAATGTCACCAGAATCTCTTAAAGATTTTTTAATGATGGAGGATTTGTTTTTGAGGACGGAACATCTTGCAGTGTGTTCAGGTGTTTCACATAGAAACGATGGATACACTTTATCAGATAAAATAAAAGAAACTTTCGTTGGATATGATTTTAGATATCACGTAGCTCATCTGAAACAAATTTCAGAACCATATAAACTTATAAATCGAAATATAGTATGTTAAGCATATAAAGTAGTGCACGTCTATGAGGCCCTGGAGTCATTCTGGGTACATTATCAAACATGTAGACGACTAGCCACGTGTCGTCCAATCTTTCTCTATTTTCATCTATCCAACTACGTTCATCGGCCGCCTCCATAAACTCCCATGAACATAAAAACTCTCGCTCTAGTTTACCCATTCTCCATTCATTGTCGGAGTCGCGTTCTTTGCGTATATACGCACAGATAGTATAAAAAATACTATCGAGGAGTGTTTCGCGTATACGTTTATCCCAACGAGGGTGTTCTTCGTCTACGCGAAACTCTGCATGTCTATATACCGTGTTGACGTGATCAACAAACAGTTGTCTATTATCGTCCATATACTTATATAGCGACTATTCTTTATAATTGTTCTACCACCGTACCCTTGGGGAAGCGTGGGGAATTCTTTTTCTTCGGAGGTGGTGTGGCCACGTTCATCACGTTTTCAAGTTCCTTGGCGAAGTTATTGTTAAGATTGTTTAACTTATTATTCAACTGTTTCGTACGCTGAAACTTCCATGTACGCACCGTATCACGTTTAACCTTATTAACATTGGTCTTAAAATGTAATCCATTTTTCTTATTCTTTTTGAGATTGAGGGCATTGATCACCTTTTTCATATCCGCGACATCCGAATTTAAAGAAGGCATAACATTTTTATACTTCTTTAGCCATCGCTTACCATATAATTCCTTGATATCATCCCTGATAGCTTTATTCGTTAGACGACGCTTATCCATCTTTTTTGCGATATTGGCCGTTCTTTTAGCGGGTTCTATCTCCTTAGGTTTTCTACCCCTTCTCTTAGGAGCTACGGCCTTGGGAATTTGGAGCTTTTTACATAAAGTGTCCACGGTATCACCGTCAACAACACTGACACCTCGAGTGATGGCTATTTGTACGAGTTCCTCCTTCTTGTGTGCACGACACGGTTTATTACCAACTTTAAATGTTCCAAACGCGCGATTCTTGATCTTTTCACAGATGGCGGGTTTTGTCGTTTTACCCGTGATGTCAACAATACCCATTTTTTCTGCGACTGCGACCAGCTTTGGTCGGGCGACGGTGAAACATTTACGTGGACCCACCCGTATACCATTTTTACCATTCTTCGAGTTCGATTTATTGAAATATGTGATATTGGTATTCTTAGTGTTAGATGTGGCGGGGAGAGAGGAAGTCGGACTGCGCGTGGACTTGCGAACAGCTACCTTCTTCGTATCCGTGTTCGTGGGTTCCTTCATCATACCCATAACCCACATAGTCTTCACTAAGTCGTATCCTATGGGATTGTATGCATCGTGTAAGGCTTTAACGGTCTTAGCACCCATAATCTGTATTTTACCAGATCTAAAAAGCTGAAAATTATTTCCATAATACGTCATCTTTAAAGCGGGGCGAAGCTCGGGTTCGTAACCTATATTGCGAGACTTGGCGAAAGCCTGTGCAACCATGGTTAAGTTAATAACACCGTGTGTTTGAAACGTACCTACAAGTGTAGAGTAGCGAATAGGGTTGTATAAAAACTTATACTTGGGTGCATAGTTATCCACTATGAATTTGCGAATCATCTCTGGCTGCCTCGAGTTGTTATTGATGATACCACCCGCGATTTGCATCTTACCGTTCGTGTAAATTTTAATCAGTATTTTTTGCTTCTTACCTCCTTCATACACGAAACCGTCTATTTGGGCGACGAAGTATCGGTGTCTGTTTTTCGCATTTTTATTCGGTACGACTGTAAACGTATGCTTAGCTCCTATTTGCATACGCCCGTATAACAGTTTAATCGCGCTTATCTCTATTTCGAAATTAGACCCAGGTGTGATGGGGCGTCTTTTCATTGGTTTCTTATACAGAATTTCTGAAACGTTTACGTTATAGTTACCCTTCTTAGCATCTAAGTTGATCATACCGTTAAACACACTCATTTGAAGAGGTGACATTTTCATTTTTGAGAGGTTGGCGGCCTTCAGTTTATTACCAACCATTCTATTTATTCTCGTTTGTATATTGTTTTGTTTGAGTCTGGTAGCGTTGGCCCTTAGACTATTTTTTTCGCGGTTCGTGAGATACGGGGCCTGTCGTATCAAATTTTGGGATGTAGTTGGTGAAACATTATTTTTTTCAAATTCATTAAACAAACCCATGTTATATTATAGGTAGAAATTTTTATTAGATCTCCCCTGTATTTGTACAGGGGTCGCTATATGTAGATATCTTTTCATCGCCCACGTCGGTACCCGTTTCTACATCTATGGGTGTAGTATCGACGATATTTAGACCCAATACCCACGAAATGTTTTTACTTTCGGTCTTTTCTTTGGGATCCGGGTATCCAGGGCCAAAGCGTGTATACTTTGTGGGGGGTAAAACGTCGACTGTAATACTTCTTTCACCGAATGGTCCCGCCCAAATATCTGCGTTAATCGCGCGCGACTTGCCCTCTTTCATACAATAGGCGCCAAACACTTCTTTGAAAAATGGAAGAGGACACTTCTTCGTGGGATCTATCTCTACTTGAGCAGAGTTTAAGAAACTGAGTAGAGGGCTGCACGCGGATTCGAGTTGTTGCTTCACACGTTCGAAATAGGAGGGAACAATACTCCAAATTGTTTCATCCTTATATTTTTGGGCTACTTCGAGATAAGCTCGCACACATTTTTGCAAGATAACGGGTAATTCCTTTTCCAACTTCTGATCAAGAGTAGGATCTGCCTCCTTTACTTTCTTGGTAAAGTCTAGCGTAAGCACGCGTCGAAGAATACTACCAGAGTTATCTCTCCAGCCGGGTACTTCGTTACCTCCCAGTATACCAGGCGTCTTCCATTCGATGGATTTAGCTTTTTCGTGTTTGACTGCAATAGACACATCTTCACCGCTGACGATAGATTGGAACTCGGCTTGTTCAAGGGCTAGATCACCCTTGATCTCTGGTGCAATGAATAGGAAAGCATCGTAAATAGACGAAAGACCAAACTTACGTTCAACATTATTTGAAAGTGTGCGAACATCTTCTGTGTTATAGAATTTGCGGAAAACTTTTGTAATAAGCGTAGATTTACCGGACTGTGCTACACCCTTTAGGAATGGAATGCATTGCCATTTATCGATCTCATTTACGTCGAAACACAAGCGCCCTCCTAGGACGCATACCCAATCTCGTACATCCTTGTCAAAACCCTGATAGCTTAGTACGGAATCTAAATAGGGTGTTGGAATATCACGCCAATCGATACTACTGTAATCATGAAAATCTCGTTCAAAATATTTACAGCTTACTACGGTCTGATCCAACGCCTTAAATTCAGGGGAATCGTATAGATAAAATGATGACCTGTATATTGTATTTTCTTCATTAGAATTTTCAGGATCAAATTCCTTACCAATGAAAATACCGTTCGTAAATGACCACACATGTCGATCCTTTTTAATATCCTGAAATTGCATATCTTTTGTATTAGTGAGATGACGAATAACATCATTATGAGTAGAAGGACGCATGGTAAGATTCTTCCATAACTCGAACATACGTTCCTTTTTTCCTACTCCGTATACATAGTCTTGTATGGTATCAACAACCTTCCATGCACGGGTAGATGCACCATCTTTCGTCATAATCTGTTTGCAGCAATGACCCTTGTATCTCTTAACTTCACGTTCGTAAAGATCCTTGAGTATAGTGAGACACGCTTGTTGGTAGGGAACGAGTTCGTCGATATTCTTCATAGTAGAAGTCCTAAAAATAGAGGGGTCGGATTCGGGGTTTATTGGAACATATGTAGGATTATTTACCCTATCGCTAATGCGAGCATTACGGAATACAATCTGCCAGGCATCTTCAACTTGATCGATTAGACGGTTAATACGAACAGACGTTTTCATATCGTCGTCATCTTCGAGATCCATGATACCCACTGTATCCGCTCGATGATATAATTCACACAAGCGGTCGTGCATTCTCATGTGTTTAGCTGAAATCTTCTCCAAGTCTATGGAGATAGGCAGACAGTCATCACTTAGCTCATCTTTTGCAAAAAAATTCAAATAGCCGACACGGTAAGACATGTATTTATCATTTTTTTCGGTTAGTTTCCACATATGTTCTAATTGTAGGAGCATATCCATCACTTGATCGGGGGAAAAATTTTGTATGTGGTTAGACCACAGGGCACTGTTAGCATCGTCGTAGTTCGCCGCCTCACCGATAAAGTGAATTGGTTCCGACATTTATATATTAAGGCTTCATTTTTCTAAGCCTCATTTTTCTTCTGAAGAGAATTAAGAAGTTTGATTAAAATTTTATTCTGAATTTCCATTTGGCGAGCCATCTGTACTAAAGCCGAACAGACGGTATCACCCTCGGGGGTCGTTAATGTAGAGGCTAAAAGTCCTTCGAGTGCAGATAGGTCATCAGAGTAATCAGAAGCCTGACTATCATCCTCGAAGTCGTCGAGATTTATATCCTCGACTTCTTCATCCTGGGATTGGGGATCGATGTTATCGTCGGTAGATTCGGGTTGAGGGGTGGAAACACCACGGGCGGACATTGTAATTTATACTCAGGAAAAATGATATGCGAAATTTCGCACTTTACCTGAAATTATTTTCTCTGTGTATAGTACAACAACATACAAAATGGCGGGTGGTTTAATGCAACTCGTGGCATACGGCGCCCAGGACGTCTATCTGACTGGTAACCCCAAGGTTACGTTTTTCCAGGCGGTTTACCGTCGTCACACTAACTTCGCTATGGAGACTATCGAGCAGACCGTTAACGGTACTCCCGCTAACTCTGGCCGTGTTTCCGTCACCATTGCCCGCAACGGTGATCTCGTCGGCGACATGTACGTCGAGATGAAGGCTAAGGCCGCCATCGTTCCCACTTCTGCCGTCGCTGCCGGTGACGTCAATGACGATAACTGGGCCGCTGAGCGTGCGATCAAGGACGTCGAGCTTTCCGTGGGTGGACAGCGAATTGACAAGCACTACCAGCGTTGGTGGAGGCTTTACTCCGAGCTTTACCTGGACGAGTCCAAGAAGCTCACTTGGGGTAAGATGACCACCCCCGGTGCTAATGGTGGTAAGATGTACCTTCCTCTTATTTTCTTCTTTAACCGCAATCCTGGACTTGCCCTCCCACTAATTGCCCTGCAGTACCATGAGGTCAGGCTGGATTTCGATTTATCTTCCGAGTTCTCACTGTATACCGATGATAGCACCTTCAAGGTCTGGGCTAATTACATTTACCTCGACACTGAGGAGCGTAGGCGTTTTGCGCAGAAAGGCCACGAGTACCTCATCGAGCAGGTTCAGCACACTGGCTCCGACGCTATGGCCGATGCCGGTTCCACCAAGCAGATCCGCCTCTCGTACAATCACCCAGTCAAGGAACTGGTTTTCTGCGCCGATCACGGATCCGTGTCTCGTTCCAACCTTTGGAACTTCACCTCCGCGGTCGACACTGTCGTGTCCTCCAACGGTGCCGCTGGTCTTCAGTCCGGTGCTACCACCCTCGTTACCCCCTCCACCTGTGGTGCCCCTCTCCTCAAGCTCGGTTCCGACGCTGCGGATGGTTCCGATGTCTGGACTGAGGAGGGTCACGGCCCCATCGACACCTTCAAGCTTGTTCTCAACGGCCAGGACCGTTTCAAGGAGCAGGATGGTAAGTACTTCAACCAGGTGCAGCCCTTCCAGCACCACACTGGTTCCCCCGTGCCCGGTGTGTACGCATATTCATTCGCGTTGAAACCCGAGGAGCATCAACCGACCGGTACCTGCAATTTCTCGCGTATAGATAACGCTCAGGTCGCTATCAAGACCAAGGCTGCCGCTACCGCGAAGAACCTTAACATGTTCGCCGTGAACTACAACGTCCTCCGCATCCAGAGCGGTATGGGAGGTCTCGCCTTCTCTAACTAAATACTCATATGAAGTATTTTCATAAATATCATTAATTCACTTTTAAAAGTTGTTCATACACACTTTTTAAAAATGAAGGTTCAATACATTTTTGACTCCCCCGACTTTTTGTAACGCTTTTTTTTGTTCCGAATTTCACAAGGTGTCCGACCGGTCGGACGTGCAAGAAGCATTTTCATCATCTCATACGTCTACAACTGTATTTATGTTATATGATGGATCTAGATTTAAACAACTTAAATAAATCGATATATACTATAACATAATGACGAGTTCTTTGGGTGTAATCGGGTTGGGTTCTATCGGGAAAAATCTCGCGCTAAACATTCAAGAGAAGCAGAAATTGCATGTGTATAACAAGACACACTCTAAGGTTATCGCATTGGAAGAACAATCTGAGAACGTGTTTGGACACGAGTCCATCGGCGAAATGGTAGATGCTATGAAATGGCCACGGGTTATCTTTACAGCTCTTCCTCACGGGGATGTAACGGATGATACTGTTAAAATTCTACTCAAACATTTGAGACCTAATGATACAATCATAGACTGTTCAAACGAATTTTACAGGGTCTCTAGAACCCGTGGATCTAAGTGCAAGGTTCGAATGGTAAATTATTTAGGGACCGGACTTTCCGGTGGTACCGTCGGCGCTCGCGAAGGTCCAGCTTTCATGATAGGTGGAACTAAGCATGCATACGAGATGACTAAACCCATTCTCACAAAGATATCTAACAGACACACGTACATGGGAGAAGATTTCGGTGTTGGACATTTTACAAAGATGGTTCATAACGGGGTGGAATATGGAATGTTACAAGCTGTAGCAGATTTATATTCCTATTGCGGTCATGATGATACGCGTATGAAAGCTAGTCTAGAAAGGGCTATCGGTACAGATATGGATGGGTATATTGTCCGATCAGCTTTGAAAGTACTCGAGCAATACGAGATGGATAAAATTTCCGATGTCGCAGAAATGAATAATACCGGGTTATGGTGTTCTCGAGCTGGCTTAGAATATGAAATTCCTACACCTGTTATTAACTCGGCTGTTAATACTAGAATTACGAGTAGATACATAAAGTCTATTCAAACCAAGCAACACGCGACTTCTGCGTTTGCGCCTATTTGTGGAATGAATACTCTACGATTTACATTCGCTGCTTCTCTTTTAGAGGGGTTTGATCTCATGAAAACGCGTAATACTCATAAGCAGAGTGTAGTTGACGCGTGGTCCAGTGGTACCATCATTGAATGTCCTCTTATCGCAGAGGATCTACACACTATTATGGACAAACACATTCTAGATGCACGAATTTTTGTGTTACATTGTATGACCGCAGGTGTACCATGTCCAGCCGTGCAGGCAGCTGTTATTCAATACGACTTTATACACCAACAGAAAACTTCAATGTCATTTATTATGGCGCAACGCAACTTTTTTGGACAGCACACACTTATTGAGGTTTAAAAAAATAATACGTGTATGATGTATGATTCAGAAACTTATTGATATTTTTCTTAAAGTAGAAAAACCCGTACTCGGACGGTGGTCACTTAAAAACTGTAGTGAGATGTCGGCATCCATAAATTCTGTCTATCAAAATAGAGATCATTGTGGAGATACGATATGCAAAACACCTAAACGAGCATCGGATTATTATTCCCCGACTACCCTTAAATCTCACTTTCCGCAACCACATTTACCTTTGGGACATTTACACTCT